TATTACCCCCCGGGACCTCATTTTAAACTCATCTGTTTGCACTGTTGTTGTACTGTAGATTTGTGTTTGCATGTTGAAAGACTGTACGCACGTTTACGCAGCACTTTGTGACCAGATGTTTTATTCAATCTAATTTATTTGTTTTATGTATGTATTGTTTTGTATTGTACTTATTTGTCTGTATTATGTAGTTATTTATATGTTGCAATGGAATTTAGCATAGATGCATGTATTAGCGACTTAAACACGAAAGTTGACGTTGTCATCTCGAAGTGAGTCCAAGTAGTTTCGACCCTTGCTCATTAGAGACACTGTAGATAGAGCTGGCCTTTATCTAGTACGGCATGTAACCCAAGGTGGTAGTGTCGGAAGTCATACAGTGACGTTTTGCCTCGCAAGCCTTCGAGTAGTGTTACGTTGTGAGTACATGTATTACATGATGTGGTGAAGTCTGCAGGTGTCCTCTGACCCCGGCCCTGCGGGTCGGATCTTCAAGTGTATTGCTAGCTATTGTTAAGTTGTAACCTCTGTATTTAATTATGTATTATGGCTGTTTGTATATTAACTGTATGTACTATGTGCGCCTCACAAATATGATGACGACAAATTCTGAATCAAATTTGGGGTCCGAGACGCAACCCAGTGGCGGCAACTTTCCGCTGTGTGGACAAGGTGTGCCTCCCACACAATACCATGAACCCACCTTCGAAGAACGCCAAGCGTACTTCTGTGACAAGGACGTGTTTGTGTCTGAGTGTGTTAAACGAAAGATTGGCTCCGCTGAACAAGCGTCGAGAGCATACAATCTTATCTTTAACAAGATTCGCCCGCTGGATCGGGCGATCATGGTGCCATTGTTTCGTGAGCTTACCTGGCAGCGCATAAGAGCGCTCGGTACACGAATCCACGATTATCTGGAAAAGCTGGCGTCGACAGATGATCCTCAGACCCCCAACACGACCGACATTCATTTGACCTTTCCAAGCCTAGGAGTGTGGTGTAGCAATTTCCCAAACGAGACATGGCAACATCTGTCCCAAGTGTACGAGAGACTGGTTTCTGCAACGTACACACGCGAAGAGTTCGGAGGGATCTATGCGAAGGTGATGCAACATCTAACCGCTGTGCGAGTCAAAGATGTACGAGTGCGTCTAAACGCGTGGTTTGCCTGGCTCATGGGAGCGCAGACGTCTGTTCCTGCTGGATCCTCTCAGATGGAGAAGGGAATGTCTCATGGAGGAGCGATGGATGCTGTAGTTAAGACCCTGTCGGACCCGAAGACGAGTGCAGCCATCAAATCTGCTGTGCAGATTGCTGGCTTCTTCGATGCGCCTCTGTTGAACAGAGGCAACGAGAATGGAAACTGTACTGTGGACGAGCCCGTGGTAGGATATAGTCATAACACCTTGAACGATGATTTGCCCCTCATGGCCGACCGCTACAACGACAACGTAGACCCTCTTGATATCGCTGGACGAATCACGAGCTGCAGGAACCGGATTGGGACGTACACGTGGAAGACGACTGACGCAACTGGAGCTTTCTTGCCTTACGACACTGTTTCTTTTCCTAACCGTTACGGCATACCTGTAACCCCCACCTGGTGTAATACTTATGTAGATGCTAATTTCACTTACCAGAGGAACACTGAACTTTCTTTCTTTGCACAATATTACGCACTGTGGAGAGGAGACCTGGAGTATGAGTTTGAAGCTGTCAACACTGCCTTTCACCAAGGACATGTCATCGTTGCATTTGTGCCCGGAAACCCCCGCGAGTTGAACCGACCTTCCTCCATTGCACTGGCTACCACCCCTTCCTACGATGACGTGAGAAATTGCATGTGTGCGACCATCAACCTGAACCCTGCCGACACAGTGGAGAAGACCAACAGCACAATCCTTACGGTACCGTTCGTGTCGACCACAGCGTACCGTAGCACCGGATTCAAGTTTGCGCAGGAGCGTATCGATGGCCACAGTTACTACAACGGCATCGATGAGGCGGCATTGGCGAGTTGCACTGGCATGGTTTACGTTTTCGTGGAGAACCCCCTCACTGCAGCTAACACAGTACCTGGTAGTATAGAGATTAATGTATATATTAGAGCTAAGCCTGGATTTCAGTTTAAAGTAATTGACCCCATTGGCACAGTTGGACTTGGTAACACTGGCAGTTTTGAGTACTTCACGGCGAACGTGAACGGCGGATACCAGATGGACAAGGCAGGGAGCGTTGATCGTTCCTCTACCTCGTCGGTGCCACAGGGCACCCATCTGACGGAAGTGGTGGACACAGGAGAAGTGTCGGAAGTGGCGGCTGAGACTGGAGATACGGAGACGGACTACAATGCTGTGAGTGCATTCCCGACTGCTGACACGCAGAACATACTAGGGAGAGAGTATGTGACCAACAACTTTGACTGGCTGGTTTCTGCCCCAGGGAGCTCTGTGATCAAGACCATGCAGTACCCCAAGGACTTCTATACAAATGTAGCAGCTGCCGCAACTGGTGTGCGGCAGTTCCACTTGTATGAGCACATGGACTTCGAGATGCGAGTGCAGACGAACCCTACTCAATTCCACGCTGGCGTGTTGAGATTTGTATGGGTTCCGTGGGACGTAGACCTTTCCACACACTCGTACCAAGCATCGGACTGCTTGCCACACCTGGACCTCAACCTGTCAACGGCGACGAGTGGAGTGCTGCGCATTCCATATTCCGCCCTTCAACAGGTCATCCCCACCACCACATCGTACTATGGAACTGTTTACGTAATTGTCTGGAACCAGTTGTCAGCCACGGCTGCGCAGGCGCAGTCACTGCACTTCACTGTGTGGTCGAAGATGGTGAACCCCTACATTGCTGTGAAGACGGTGAACGCGGTTGTGAAAGATCTGATTGTGGGACTGCCCCAGGGAAAGAAGAACCTGGACGGGACGACGTCGTTGCTGAAGGCTGCGAGATGCTTTGGAGAAGCAGGGCGTTGGAGTACGGGTGTGATTAAGGAGGATCACATGAACGCGAGGATGATTCTGCACAGACCGGAGATTGTGTACATTGGTGACATGCGGTCGACTGGTTCGATCACTGAGAAGAGCAGGCTGGTTGCGAGTTTTGATTTCCCGTATGTGTGCGGAAGGAGGCATCTGGCGCTGATGCAGTTGATGACGTTCGTTTCTGGAAACGTGCGTTATCATGTCATGACGTGTGAGAACAAGAACGTTCACACGCTCATGTGGAGCATACCCCAGTACAACTCTACTGGGCCGTTGGGCTACGTAGGTGTGGGTACCTACAACGGATGGGAACTGACGACGGGAATGAACGGACTGGTCATGACGAAGATGTGCGAGACGGGAAGTGCTGTAATCGAGCTAGCCTCTTACAGGGACACACCCTTTGTACCGGCGTACAACAGGCGGAACGTGTCACCCCACATGTTGGTTGGATTCTATGGGCCACCGGAAGCGTACTCTGGAAGTGCGGAACCCGTGGCACCATGCATCATCAGGTACAGCGTTGGCGACAACTTCGCTGGGCACATGCGGCTGCCTCCCCCTCTGACGCGTTATACCGGAGTGGGAGATGGAGTGAGGGTTAACACCCCTCAGCTCACTGGTACAGCCTTCGTGCAAGGCAAAACGGCGCTGGCGCCGTTGTACACGCACAAGTCGAGGCCGAGGAGTTTGAACTTGGAGACAGGAGAGCCCCAGGGAGCTGGATGCGGCAAGTTTGCGAAGGTGGCAGCAGCTGAGGAGCTGGAAGCAGTGGAGAACACAGTAGCGCGGATCGCTGGAGGCGAGAACCCGCTATTGGCAGCAGTGCACGAGCAAGTGATTGCTGTGGCAGACATGATCAGGGAGATGAAGACGCAGATGAGACTGCCGGCCAGTTTCGTCAACACCAAGGACTTGGTGCGGGTGCCTAATCCGCTGCGGGCGGATTTTAGGCAAGCGTGCGCCCTGCAAAGGGGCACCGCACAAGGGCTGAAGGACGTGTTTGTGTCGATCCAGGATACCTACAGACAATTCCACGCCGCCTTAAGCGGACTCATTCACCTAAGTGATACGGCCACTAGGGCCATCACTGTCGCAGGCAGGACCTTCGACAACCTTAAGTCAGTTATTTTGTATTATTTGGACGTAGTAGATAAACTGTTGCAATTCACTTCACAACTAGCTGTAACCATGTATGTATGTAGTACTAACTCACCTATTGTAATGAAACTGTTTAGTGTTCACAACTGGATGCGATACCTGTACACGATCATGCCGACGGACATCCCAGTCCCTACACCCCCGCCAGAACGAGAACGAGGGAGTGCTGAGGGACAGACGCAGAGTGGCGGAGAAGAGATGTTTGACTACTTGATCCCACACGCGATGGCAGTGGTGTGCAACTGGTTGGGTGTAGACCTAGCAGAGCTGAGGTCGTACATCAAGATGCAGCAGTCACTGAATCCGACGTCTGGAACGTTGTTCGTGACACTAACGTGCATGCTGAAGTACCTGTTTATGGGCAAGCAAGCCATAAACGACGACGTGGCGAAGTCGTTGTCTGAGGTGCAGGACCACCTAGACAAAGTGAAGAGGTACAAGGAGAGGAAGTCGTACACGCAGTACCTGGAGATGAGGCCTGAGATGGCGGAAACCAAGCTGGTCTTGGAGAAGTTCGTGAAAGTGTCCCACATGTTGCCGAAGATGGTGAACCCCATATTCGGGCAGGCAGTGACGAAGGCGCAGGAAGAGTTGAAGAAGATTGAGGATGCGAACAAGCACTACCACGGTAAGCCGGAGCCTATCGTGACGTACCTGGTGGGAAATCCAGGTAGTGGAAAGACTTCCATAGTGACCATGTTGAGCGTGGCTTATGCGAAGATGACGCAGTGCAATCCCAGACCTTACTTCTGGCCGACGGACGTGGAGCAGACATTTGCAGACGGGTACGAGAACGAGGACATAGTGGTGTTCGACGATGCTCAGACGGCAGCGGATCCTTCCCAGTTAATGACAGCTATTAGATTATTTAATTGTGAGAATATACCAGTTAACATGGCAGACTTGAGAGAGAAAGGAGCAAGATTCACTTCACGTTTTGTAATTATGACAAGTAATATTAAGACTACTAGATCTAGTGCAGCAGGAGTAAATAACCCAGAAGCATTTGTACGCAGGATGACGTTTCCGATGGTGAGCACGCCGAGAGCGGAGTGGACTAAGAATGGACAGTTGGATCAGGAGAAGTTCCAGGCATTGTTGGACGAACAGTTGCCTGAGGGAGTCCCGATGGACGTGGAAAAGTTGGGAATCGTGCTGGACACGGTATTCTCACTTAAGACCTTCACATTCGATACGGACCAGACGGTTGCGTATTCTTGGAGCAGATACTTTCGCGACTGGCGCGAGAAGTACGAATGTAGGACGGAGGTCTGGCGCAAGGCGATTGCGCAGAAGGACAGGTGGTTGACGACGCTAGGATCCCCACAGATGGACAGGGAGGAGCGAGTGGCGCTTCGGAGGACAGTATACCCGAAGCCAGAGGACATCACCAACCCGAGGTTGTTGTTGCCAAAGCCAATTGGAACAATGATGGACGAAGACGACGTGTTGCTTGTAAGGGACGCATCAGAAGAGAATGAGTACGCCTTCACGGCGGAAATTAATCAACTGATTGCGGAGACCCACCGAACAGACACGGTCTTGGCAGGCGGAGCGACGGACAACTTTGCGAGAAGGTTGTTGGAGAGTGAACAGTGGAAGCAGTACTTCACTCTGGCGTATCGGACGGAGAGACGCAGGAAGCGAGTTGTGTATGAGGGCATATACAATTTCCTGGCAGCAGCAGTGGCAGCAGTTGGAATGGTGGCCATGGGAGCAGTGATCTATAAAGCTGTGAGGGCTTTGATAGATGGGAGCGTGGAGACGCTCAGAGGTGTGTTTCAGTACGGACACGTGAGACCTGGAAAGGCTGCAAAGCCGAGTACGGTCCCGAGAGGAATGGCTGGGTTTCACAACTCAGACGCCGACAGGTTCTCGCATGTTCAGAGGAACATCAGGAGAGTCGCGTACTACTACATCAAGGACGAGATGCAGAAGTCGGCACAGCAGTATGGATTGGTGTTAAATGACAGGTTCATTGTAATACCACAGCATTTCATGCGCGAGCGCGTGAACGATGCAGGGACATGCTTGTACACACAGCCTGTCAACCAGGACTACATGGTACCGTTGCAGATGAAGAACTCGACGGTGATCAAGGATCTCTATGGACGTGCCTCGGACTTGGCACTCATAGAAGTGGTGGGGCTCTCGCATGCGAGAGACATCACTAGCAGCTTGTGCAAGCGCGAGCAGCTGATTGGCTATGTGAACAGTGGGAGGGATCAACCCATGATGTTGTTGCAAGGATGGGACAACAGGGAGAAGCCCAATGGAGTTGTGCGAGTAGTGGACTGGCACAAGAACTTCACTGGAGATGGAACGACGATGCTGCTGGGAGTGCAACCGGACGTACCCACCAAATTTGGTGATTGCGGCCGAACCTATGTAGGTAACGATGCACTTCAGTACAAGATCATTGGAGTACACACAGCAGGCAACGAGCGACTGGTCGGGATGGCAGTGGTGTGCCAGGAGACGATCGCGGAGGCGATGGCAGGACGAGTGGGCGTGTCGCAGGACGAGGAGTTTGGACACGTGCAGATGGGAGAGCCGGTCTCATTCTGGGAGAGTGAGACGATGGTCAATCTTGGGAGGCAGAAATTCAACGAATTTCCTCTCGAGAAGCATCCCGTCATGAAAACGTGTCTGGTGCCCTTTCAACACCCGGGCATCAACATGCCCCACAAGGACTGGCAGTGCGACATGAAACCTGCCGCACACACAATTACTGACGGAAAGCATCCGCTTTACACCAACGTGCAGAAGTATGGAGTTCCCTCACATGTACTGTACCCCACGGCAAAACTACATGATGAGATGTCTTATTACTTCTGCACAACGCGGATTGACAAGCTGAAGAAGCTGAATACCCCGCTCACGATGGACGAGTCCATCAATGGGTTTGAGCGGGAAGGCTTGACCATGGACAAGATGGTGCTGAGCACATCTTGTGGCTACTGGACCCTGCTCGGGTTCAAGGACGGGAAGAAGGAATTCTTCGATATGGTTGAGCGAGAAGACGGTCAGTTGGAGTACCGTTTCTCGGAGAAGGCGCGTAGCTGGAGAGTGCCAATGTGGAACATGTCGTTTTGTGAACGCTTGGAGAAATGTCATGAGATGGTGCGACAAGCGAAGTCGCCATTCATGCCTTGGGTAACTGCCTGTAAAGACGAGATGCGTCCCATTGCAAAAGTTCTCTCGTGCAAAACACGCACGATCGAGATGCCTGGCATAGAACACACCATTCTTTCCAGGATGTACTTTGGACACTTTATCGCTGAATACAAAGCAGCCTCTGGCACTTTCTTTCACCACGGCATAGGCAAGGACAAGCCGGTTGTTTGGTCCGAATACTACAAGGACCTGACAGCTCTGTCGATGAGAGGATTTGACGTTGATTACAAGAATTACGACGGCACTGTAACATGTGTGGCATATCGCTTCTTTCGGGATGTGACGGACCACTACTACGCAGGGTGTCCACAGGAGGACACGAACGCGCGACACGCGTTGCTGGACGTTATGCAGAATGCGTATCTGATCGTTGGAGAGAACTTGTGCTGCACAACACAAGGCAACAAGAGTGGCACTTTTTGCACTGATGTATTTAATTCTATCACTAACACTTATGTAATTTATTACTCTTTTGCCTACGCAAGTTTTCAACGTGAAATGCCCATTGATTTCACGCCCTTCGATCGGGATATATGCTTCATAACGTATGGAGATGATGTCATCGTCACGAGAACGTCAGAGTATGAGTACTTTGACCGGATCTCTGTGTTCCAAGCAGCGCAGTCTCTTGGAATGAATGTCACAAGCGCGAGGAAAGACGATCGTCTGTCACCAGATGATCCCATATCAGAATTGACCTTCCTTTGTTCGGCATTCGTGCCGTACAGAGGGACCGTGTTGTGTCCAATGAAAAAGGAGTCCATCTATAAAGAGCTGTGCTACAGAACTAAGAGTACTGTAGACGATGAGACTGACTTTCGTGGACGAGTGCAGAACACCTGCACCTTCATGGCTGAACATGGGGAAGAGGCATTCGAAGAGTTCAAGAAACAGCTACTTGAATGTGGAGTGCCCCGTCACTACTTGCATTGTGGACAATCGCTAGACACACCGGCAGTCCCTGTCCGAACGTTTTCTCAATTTATTGAACGCAAACGTATCCAGCAGGAGAGAGGTGTGCCACAGATGGACCGCGGAGACGAAGGACCTGATGAAGTTGAAATAGACAGAATCGAGTTGCAAGTCGAGAACGCGCTCCTGGCGGAGGAAGACATCAGGTTGTCAGCATTGCCTATCACACAGACATGCCCACAAATTCATGTGAACAACGTAGGTCAGATGGTCTGGGAGTACACGTATGAAGGAGTGAGACGAGTGGAACTCATCTCTGACCACGTCTTGTGGATGGATGTCACACTACAGTACTATGGGCTACCCATCAGTACGCGTTGGAACGATTTACCTCAGGTCACACCTGTTGTAAAAGGCATGGTATTGCCCGCGACACCGCCTCTATCACTATTGAGGCACCAGTTCGGAATACCAAGCCCGATGGTCATGACGACCATACCAATGATTGACAACACACTCACATGGCAAGCGGCGAGTGTGGCGGAACACACTTTCCTTAGACTCCTGCGCATGCGCAGAGGAGACATACCGTACGAGAACGACTTTCTGGATGAGATGCGTGCGGCGCAGTCGCAGCATGAACCTGGAACATGGATTTGGAGGGTGTACAACAGGCACGTTGTGACCCTCGTGGAGGCGGCTCTTAATCCAGAGCCCCCGGCAACCACCTATCTCAAGCACCTGTGCACAAAGGCGATGAATATGGAGATGCAACCCCTGGATGATCTAGATCGTGGGATGTTTGAGGCAGAAGCCGAGGCCCACTTCTACGGGACAGGAGAGCAAACGACACATGATGTGACCTTCACAATTCATCCGGTCGATGTGACAGCACCTGAGGTAGACTTTATTGGTCTGGACCAGCTCGTGAGAGATGAGTTGACAGCACTAATAACGCCCACTGTGTTTGATGCGCCTCTGGAAGACCGAGAGATCACCAACTGGGACGGCACACGCGGCCGCGCTTACCAGCGCCGCTCGACGGTACCCGTGCCCGAGTTCTGGGATGAGGTTGAGGCTCCGAACATAATTGGAAGAGAAACAGTGATCAACTACGTCGCCTATCACCCCCGACGTGACGAGATCATGGCCCTGACGTATGCCGGCGAAGCTGCCGAGAACAGTCAGGGGCTGTTTCTGAGCGACCAGCATGCAGCGAACGCTGTGCTGGGTGTGAACGCTCAAGCGGACATCTTTTGGGAGACAGAAGCGATAATTTTCATCGTTCTTGGGTTTTTGATGCTCGCGTGTTGCCTGCTGGACTTAGCAGCAGGAGACACAGAAAACATGGCAATACTGCTGGGAGCAGTGTTGACATACACTTATTTGCGCAACTTGGACTAGATTAACTGGCTTTTGTGATTTATTCTACAATCCCCTTTGCTTATTTTACTGTAATTTTATGTACTTTACCAATATTTTGTATATGAACTACTCAGTGGAACATATTGCATACTCATGCCACAATAGAAGTCGCTGAACCAAACCTGATATTTTAGGAATGGTGCCAAGCCACTATTGAAGTCGCTGGAGCTTTATGTTTCGCATCTTTCTTTATTTGTATTTATGCACTAAATGTTAGATGTTGCAC